AGTCCACCCTGTCTTTTGCAAATCCATTGCTATGGTAATTATCAGAAACTCAACACCATTCCTGATTTGAGTTTCTGATACAGTGATCTTGGTTATCTTTGCCTGTTCTGCTAGAACCACATAAGTCCCAAGAACACCCAAGGTAAATGCTGTTGAATTTACCGAGTTTTCGTAGTCAAGAACCCATGACGGAACGAACGCTGTATTGATTTTGATAACCACTTTCCGTCTTGTGGCGTCTTTAGTTGGAGGTGGATCGAATGGATCTCTTGCGCTGTTGAGGACACCCTTTCCAGAAATCCTCGCATCCTCTATGAATGGAATTTGATATCCGTCACTATCCCAAACAAACGTTGCAGGATCATCAAGTGGATTCTCTCTCTTGTTTCGTGATGTGGTAGTGTAATTGAGTGTAAGTTCCCAATACCAACCACCATCAGAGGAAGTTCCTCGCGGATTACACTCGATTTTATCAAGTCTAGCTGATGTTGTGCTGGGGTGAGGTACTCCTGGCTGGAGTCCTTCTTGGGCGTACAACGCTGCCGCAATAGTCACAGAATCATCATCTTGGTTATCAGTAATAACCAAGAATGATCGTTTGAGTTCTATGGTTTCCGTTCCAAAGGAACCAGGTCTTCCTTGGTGTTGCTCGCCAATACTGGTAACTGCCATTAGTAGGGAACTCCCGCTGCAATCGAAGGCTTGGGCTTATTTTTCAACTCGCCATGAATATCCTTAAGAGTGACGTTGGTTGTTTTGGCAAGTTCTGTTTGAAGTCGTTGTTGTTCCAATTGTCGTGCTTGATCCGTTTGTCGTCCTGCAATCGCCCTGTTGACAGCGGAAACAGCATCAACTGATCCCGCTTCGACTGCACCTGCAAACTTGGTTTCGTAAATCTTCTTTGGTGTTCCCTTCTCCAAATCTACCATTCTCCTGTCAAACTCAGCTTTTCCAATAATTCCTCTCTCAAACTGCTTCTTGAGTTTTGATTTCTCCCTTTCCCTATCATCACCCAAAACAGATTGTGCTTCACGTCCTGCCTTCTTAAATTGTTCCTGAGTAATCAATCCTGCATTCTTCATCAAGGTGAGAACCTTCAATTGATCCTTGAACTTCTGCTCAGGAGATTTCATGCTTTCGACAAGTTTTTCCGAATCAGTTCGGAGAGCATCGAAAGCCTTTGCATTGCGCACATCCTTCAAGGCTTTGCTGTAGCGATTCGTCTCAGCGGTGATTTCCGCTTGGGTAAACAACAGTTGCTTCATATTGTGAGCAAGGTCAATTACCTTGAACGAATCAGCAATGACATCCCGTCTGCTGGGTCCAAATTGTGCAGCTCCACCTGCTTTTCCTGCTGAAGAACGAAGCAGGAGAACACTATCGAACATTTTCGTGGTTTGATCCTGGATGTTCTTCGCGAATCGGTTTTGCTCGATCTTGAGGAGAGCATCACCAAACGCTTTAATCTGCTGTGGATTAAATCCTGATTTTTGCATCTCCCGCATCTGCTGGACAATGCGGACAATCTTGGCTTCTGTGTCGGTCAAGAGTGAATTTGTTTGTTGAATTTCGTTGTTGACTCTTCTCCATTCATCAGCAAACGCTTTCTGGCGTTCTGCAAGAATGTTTCTCTTAGCATCAGCCTCGATTTGTTTCAATCCAGGAATTCCTTGATCACCCAAGTCCTTCATCCTGAATTTCAACTTCAGGAATTCTCTTTCCGTTTTGGTGAGATTAGGATTTAGCAGTTGGAATTCACGATCAAGTTTTTTGATCTCATCCGCAGATTTTGCAATCTGCTTCAGGTCAAATTTCTTTTGCTCATTCCTCAAATTCCTGAGTTGATCCTCAAAAGCATTAAGTTGAGTTGTTGCAGTTTTACCAGCCTTCTCAACAGATTCCAAATCCCCCGCAAAAATATCCTTTCTTGTTCGCTCTCCAGAGAGTTTGGATGTTAGCGTGTCAGCAAGCCGTCCAATTCTGGTTCGTACCAGGAACTCATCTTTCATTTGATCCTTAACTTTCTTTGCATTCCTTTCCTGTTCTGCAACGAAAGTTTTTGCAAGTCTAATTTCTTCCTCAATTGCTTTCTTTTTGGTATTTACATCCTTCATCCTGTCAATTTCCGCTGTTCGGTTTTCAGTGGATACTTGTGCTTGCCGTTCCATTGCAGTTGTCTGTGCCGTAATCATTTTGGTTCTTTCGGATGCTGCCATATCACTGTTGGCGTCTTTTCCACCGAAAGCACCTCTGACTGCATCAATCACATCCAAGATACCCTGGACTGCAACAACCACACCTGCAAGTGCTGCAAATCCAGCAGCAAGTGGTCCAACAACTGAAGCTACTCCTTGTGCTGCAACTTTGACTCCATGAAGAGTTGCAGCAAGCGCACGATTCGAGGCTGCCCACGCGACATTAGAAGCCGTCGCAATTCTAGCAGCCGATGCGTGTGCGAACGTACTGAACGTCGATCGCTTGTTGGCTGCTGCAAGAGCATCTTGGCTGACAGCAACAGTTTGGTATGCTGCAACCCCTGTCTGCCATTGTCTCATGTTCAATGGCAAAGCCTTATTCTGCGTATCAAGTATCAAGTTCATCCGCTGAAGAGACGTTGCTGTTGCCTGTCCTGCTTCATTGAACAAGTTGAGTTGTGTTGGTTTTACCTTTTCCGTAAGTTGTTTCGTTGCGTCTGCTACTTTGTTGATCCCAACTTCCATAACTTGATAATTAGTCCCTGAATCGTCAAGAATCTTGGAAGTTCGGGACAGTTGTGATTGCAAGCCTCCTGTTTGCCTATCGAGTTGTTTGTATGCCGCAGCAACACGGTTAACGGCATCCATATTACTTTTCTGATGAGCAGTCAGGTCTGACACTGCTCGTCCTGATGCTTGAACTCCTTTCATGTAGTCCTTGAACAAGGGACTGACCATTGCCGTCATGTTCTGTCGAGCAACTTCATTTACCTTATTCAAGTCTGTGGTTTTCTGAATTAGAACACCAGTAGCAAGTGAAGCACTTTCGACTTTCCTTGTATAATCCAAACCTGCTCTTGCAGATTCGGAAAACAAGGAAGTTGCAGTAAATGGAAGTGTTTGTTGTCCTGCTGCGCTACCTCGTTGCATTCCAGGTTGTTCCAAAGTAGCAGCAGAAACAAATTTACCACCTGTGGAACGAATGGAATGACGAGCGCGAGTGGCGGCAGCAACACGTCCTTCAGATGCGATCAATGCCTCATTAGCCACGACAGCAGCTTGTGTTGCAGAAGTATCACCAGCGATAGCCAAAGTTGATGCTTGGAGAGCTTGTGCTTTTTCCAATGACGCAGTTTTAAGTCCTCTGAAAACCAGAATTGCTTGATTGGTGAAGAAGACGAGTTGTCCAAATGCAAGAATCAGAGGACCCGTAATCACAAGAATGCCACCAACAGAAGCAACAACAGTTTGCAACCACGGAGGAAGTGCCCTGAAGGCATCAGTCAAGACCACAACAATTTTAGTGACTGCTTTCAAAGCAGGAGCTAGTGCTTTACCCAAATCCTGTTCCGCAAGCTGAATCTCGTTCCTCAGCAACTTCATCTGATTTGCAAAGGATTGCAACTGGATCTTGTTCAGCTTGTCAACAACTTCTCCATGTTCCCTTTGCTGCTGAGTGTATGCTCTAAGCGCAGCTCCTTGGTCAATGATTGCTAGTGTTGCAGCAACAGCCCTATCTTGGAATCCCAAGTGATGGAGATTCAACCTTCTCATCACTGGATCGGATTCCTTGATGACACTATTCAGGTCATCAAAGATATCCGCAAGAGGACGTAACTTGTTTTCGTTATCGGTGAGAGAAAGTCCAAGTGACTTCCAAAGTTGGGATGATTTACTCTGTGCCCTAGCCAATTCCCGAAGGACAATATCAACTCTTTCACCAGCAAGTGATCCCTTGATACCCTGGTCCGCATAAACCGAAAGCAGAGCGATGCCTTCTTCCAATCCCAAGTTCATCGTGCGAATAGCAGGACCGGCTTTTCTGGTGAGAGACAAGGCAAATTGATCTGCGGATCCCTGGCTTTTAATCCCCGCGAGAGTCAGAGCGTTTGACAGCTTCTCCATATTCTTCAGACGAGTCTCAGGATCTCTAGCCTTCAATCCCAGAGACGAGAGAGCATCAGCCAACAAAACAGTAGATTTCTCCAAATCCGCAGCGTTGGCTTGAGCGAAGCGCGCAGTTACCCCTAAAGCATTGATGGCATTCTCAGCATCAGATCCCGTGCGCGCAATTGTGACTAGAGACCTAGCCAATTCATCGGATGCAAAGGTCGTTTGTGTGGAGATCGTCCTTGCTGCATTTTCCATCCTTTTACGGATATCATCCGTAACTCCACCAAACACAGCAGAAGTCTGGGTAATTGCCTTGTCAAAATCACCAAATGATTTGACCGACAATGCTCCAATTGCAGCGAGAGGAGCCGTGAGAGCAAGAGTTAGTTGTCGTCCAATTCTACGAGTGGATACATTGATCTTGTTTGCAGCTTCCTCCGCGGCCTTTGGAAGTTTCTGCATCACATCTTCGTAGGCTCTTGCATCGGCTGAGATAGGCAAAACCAGCCCTGGTAATCTCAGGCTGAAAGCCATCACTATGCCTTCTGTTTGATATTAGGCGGGAGAGGACGCTTTTTCATAGCCATGACTGCACCCAACCACGCAGCTTTAGAAGCATTCATCTTATCCTGTTGAATCTTCTTCCTGCTTCTTTTGGTTTCAGGTTTCTTTTCCTTCAACTCAATGAGGAAATCTTCAATTGTCCCAACTCGTTTCTCCCTAAATGCGTTGAATACTTCCAAAGCAATCTGAGCGTAGAAGTATTCCTCACGAGTGTAGGACTTTTGCTTTTCCTCTGCTTGGATATTAAAGAAGACCATCCAATCCCTGAACTCGGAACTGGTGGTCTCCTTTTGTAGCCGTTGAAGTGGCTGTTTCAATTCGTAGGCAAGTCGGAACCAAGCAAGCCGCTCACCTGTCATTCTTCCTTTTCGTCATCATCCTTCTTTGTATCGAGACCGCAGAGTGTGTGAGCAGCCTCAAACAAATCAGACTGGACACTTGATGGGAATTTCTTGATCTTGGATTCCTCAACAGCTACACCATCAACTCCCGCATAGAACAAACATCGCTTGATGAGTGCAACTTGGTGTCCGGCAAAGTTCTTGATACGAGCGGTGTCTCCCTTCACCGTCATCCTGTCTTTGAGTCCATTAAGATAAGCATCCCGCTCATCACCATCCATTTCCCTCAAAACCATCTTCAGTTCTTCACCAGCGTCATCTTCCATAATGACTTCAATCTCTTTTTTTCGCAGTGAAAATCGCAGGGGTTCCATTATGCCTCCTCATTACGGACCAGGGGTATAGACTGGAGCAATCTCAGCCCCATTGTCATCCTGATTGCTCGGGATCAGGGTGCAGTTTGCGGTTGGCTGTTCACCTTCTTTGGAAGCATTAGGTGTGAACTTATCCAACCATCCCCAAAATGCAAGAGTTGATGCATCGGGGAAAGTTACCGTCACAAGTTGATTTACCTGTAACAGTGAAAGCAAAGTGCTGTAAGCCGCAATCGCGTAGGCGGCTACGAAAGAGCATTCGGACAACGTCTTCAGCTTTTTAGGCTGCATTGTCCGCCAAGTTGTATTTCTCATGGTAGTAGTGTCGTTTGCACCACCACCATCAATGCCCGGAGGGGTCACTTCCTTCTCAAAGAGATTGGTGCCTCCGAGGCTGATGATTGTTGAAAATCCATCGTTGATGACAGCCATAGCAAAACTCCTCAGAGTGCTTCGATTGTGATTATTCCGTTCAAGGTGAACGAATGACGGTTTCGAGTTTCCTGTTCTCCAAGTGAGGTTATATCCGACGTGTGACTGAAGGACACAACCTTAAAGGAGGAATCAACATCAAACTCAACTACCACATCATCAACTCCATCCAAAAAGTTGAAGAGTTCCGCAGCTTTCTTCCTTGAATCAGGATACCCCACTGCTCTCACGCGAATGTTGATTCCCGGATGGATTACGGTTTCACCAGTTCGCATAAATCGTCCATCTTTAATTCCCGCAGTATCGTAGACGGCGATTGCTGAATCCGGTGTGTTGTCTCCGTCGGGCATACTTCCGATGAATCCTGCCCAATCTGTTTTTTGCCTTGGATCCGAAATCAATTCTGCGTCGAGTAGCAATTTGTGAATAACCTGCGCTGGGGAGTATTCGGTAATCACAATTGCATCCTTTCCTCAATCCTCTTCTGCATGATCTTGGTGAGTTCATCACGATACTGGCGAGCAGGAGACTCCAAATACTTCCATTGCCTACCCGCTGTCCGCTTCTTTTCGTAGAACTCATGTTGAGTTACCGCGTATTCATAGGAAACAGATCCTTGCGGTCCATAATACACGTAGACGATTGTTTGAAGTCCTTTCAGAGGATCAGCAGCAGATCCACTTTCGGCAATGAGTTCACCAGTCTCAATAGGAGCAACTTCGTTGGATCTCTGGAGAAGAAACTTTCCTGCCTCCTGAAGTCCTTCTTCAACTCCTATTCCAAGTTGATTGGTTCGGGTTTGAATTCCTCTTTTGAGTTCTTCCATTCCCTTGAATGAGCCTGTAACCATTGCTGCGGGCATCAGAGCATTATCCAACGCAAGAACTCATTGTACCGAATCTTGGGAAGGTTGTTGAACTTCCGAATCACAAACACTCCATTGTTCTTGTGCCAAACCGTTGAATCTAAGGCTGTTAGATCACCCCCAATTCCAAGTTTTTTGACATAGCCTCGGGATTCAAGATCCTGCCCAACATACACCTTGGCATTACTAAGGACTTCATTTCCATTGTCGTCCAAAAACAACTCAGACACCTCCTCCCAACGGCAACTAATTAAGATGGGCTCCTCAGTTTCAACCCTACCAAACTCATCAAGTCCATCACTAGGAGCCCAATACGCTGCCTTCTCCTTCAACATTCTGGTGATGATTGACATTAGGAAGAAAGCTCCGTTCCAGCCCAGAACAACAGCACCCTAGTTGAGATTCCTTTGTTCAATCTCAGAAGACCTCCCTTGGTGTCAATCATTTGTGCCTGCTGTCCATAAATTGTGACATTCAGGTAAAGATCGACTTTGGTTTGGAAGGTTTCTGAAACTGATCCAGCAACCTCTTGCTGCTTTCTCTGATCCCTAATTGCATAGAAGTGTGCCGAAAGCCATCGCTCAATGAGTTCCAATCGGGTTGCATCATATCCTAAAGGCACACAAACGTCATCAATGATGGCACTGGCTACCTCAATGAAGGGATCCAAATCTGCAAGATCAACGATGATTGAGGAATCAAGTTCGATGATCTTTTGAACTGCTGT